GAAGTGATGTTATCACTGCTGCATTTTTCGATGATCAGGGTGCAGAGCAATTTAAAAATGAGGAACTTTTTGCCAGAGTTAAAGTTGTTGATAATTTAAACTCTCGACTTCAACTCGACAAGCCTTATGGTAATTTCAAAGTTGGTGATAGAATCGCACGGAGAAAGGATGTCGTTGATACTCTTCGTGCCACGGTTCGCAGAGCAGTTGGTGGCAGATATGCGATGCACCACTTTGAAAACGAAGGTCAAGTTTTGAATGCCCTTGCCACTCCACCGGATTCAAATGATGTTCAATATCCATTGAATTCAAGCAACGCTGATGGAAACACAGTTCAGTGGTCAGACACCTTACTTTACAATTACATCTACAATGAGTCATCTACCTATGTTGTCTCAAATGAAGAGTTTGAAGAAAAAGTAAACAACAACAAAAGACAAATTAGAATTCCAAGAAAAGAAGTTGTTGATCAAATCTTCAAAGAGTATAAGGATATCATAAGAGGTTAAAATGCTTGAAGGATCAAGAAATTTTTACGATAAACAAAATGATGTCGTCATTGAAGGCGTTTATATTGTTACACGAGATTTTGATCCCGGACAATCACTGGAGGAACAACCAGAAAAAGTTCTTGATATACAGAATATGGTTTTGAGTCTAAGCATGTATGAAGACATTGGCTCCATGTTTCTAAATGGTGAGATAAAAATTGCGGATCGTATTAATCTAATTGATCAAATGCCATTGAGTGGAAATGAGTTCATAGTTATCTTTTTTAGATCACCTCTTGAGAATGAACCTCGTAGAGTTCTAATGAAAATTTCGGGGCAAAAATCAAGAGTTAGGTCAGAGGGTAGTAAGACCGATATTCTTGTTTTAAGACTTGAAAGTGAAGGACATAGCATTGACTCCACACAATATGAATCAGCCTACTTCAAGGGAACTTGTGAAGGAATGGTGCAAGATATTATCGACACCTACAATCTTAATTACTCTCGTTATGAGGGAGCAGAGAGAAGACTCGGATTTGTTATTCAAACAGGTATATTTTTTGAGCCAACAACTAACGAGGAACTTGAATTTTGTTTTCCTTTTCAGCGTCCATCCCAGATGATTAAAACAATTGCTCAGTGTGCAAAACCAAAAGACAATCCAAGTCCGGCTGAAAATTCTGGTTATCTTTTTTTTGAGACAATTAGAGGCTACAATTTTGTATCAGTAAACACTCTTATGAGGCGTGAACCAAGAAAGTTATTTACTCAACTTGACATACTAAGAATTATGGATACTGATTCTGGAGAAACATCACAATTTTCAAAAAGAACCGAAGAGATGCCACTCAAGATTCTTGGTCAATCGGGATTTGACAGAATTTCACAACAAAAAGTAGGAGCATTATCAAGTTTAAATTATTATCACGACATCACGACTAAAAAATGGGGTGGTGAAGTGTATCAATATCAAAATGACTATAAGGCACTTGAGGAACAAAAACCAACCGTAATTGATTTACAAAATACATTTTTACCGATTAGAAGAAGGTATCCAATTATTAATAAATTAGACCCAAGTGGACTCTCCCCGACAAAAACAAATTTAGTTAATTTACAGACTGATTTAAAAAGTGAAACTGGTCCATACTTCGTAACTTCAACTCATGGAGAAGAACATTACAAGAATCAAAGATTCATAAACTCCAACATATCCATGCTTGGTGAGACTCAATATGAGGTAACTGTTTCTGGTGCGTCGGAATTAAGTGCGGGAGACACGGTTTATCTTAGATTGTCTAAAAACTCCACGCCTCGACCGGGGGCTGATGATTTAGACGAAGAGAAAAGTGGGGTTTATCTTATCAAATCTTTGCATCACTTTTTTGTGATTGGTAGCGATGATGTTCAATCATTTAAAACATCAATGAGAGTAGTTAGAAATTACAGGCATGATCCAGTGCCTACATCACCAAATATGGTTTTTGAAGGAGTGATTTAATATGAGTATTATGTATCAAGGTGTTGTTGAAGATAGGAACGATCCGTTGCGTCTTGGGAGATGTAAAGTAAGATGGATGGGTTTACACACGGAAGACAAAACAAAACTAAAAACTGAAAATTTACCGTGGTCGCACCCGATTCAACCAATTACATCGGCAGCGATGAGTGGCATCGGTGAGAGTCCAGTCGGACCTGTTGAGGGAACGTGGGTTGTTGGATTTTTTAGGGATCAAGCCTTTCAGCAACCAGTATATTTTGGAACACTTGGCGGTATACCATTAGATGCGGCTTTGGACGTAGGATTTTTTGATCCGAATAAAAAATATCCACTGACAGAAGAAGGTGAAATACTTGGAGCGAGTCTAGTCGAGGAACCTGACACAAACAGACTCGCAATTGGCGAAGAGGATAATACGGTCATATCAGAAAGAAAAAATTCTCTTGATGAAATGCAAGCCCCCGCAGGAGCAGGATCTTTAAAAGATATTAAAGAACCCGAAACAAAATTTGCCGCACAGTATCCGTTCAATCATGTTAAATTTACGGAGTCTGGTCACGTTCAAGAATTTGATGATACAGAGGGTGCAGAGAGAATTCACATCTACCACAAAGCAGGAACCTTTGAAGAAATTTACCCCGATGGTTCTCGCGTTGTCAAAGTCGTGAGCGATAACTACACAGCGATTCTTGGTGAGAACAATATTCATATTACAAAAGACACCAACGCACAGGTGGCAGGTGACGTAAACATTCTTGTAAATGGTAGTGTAAACTTAGAGGTCGATGGCGACATGGACACTCACGTTGACGGAGACTATAAATTAAGAGTCGATGGTAAGATTGATATAATTGCAGAGTCGCAGGTGAACGTGCAGGGTTCACAAATTAATTTAAACTGAGGTAGTCATGTCGCAATACACACAAACAATCACTACAAATCAAAGCGACGATGAGTTTTATAACTTTTTAAAATCATCTGGCTTTAGAATTTTTGAATATCAAGAGGAGCCTGAGTACGCAGCAGCGTTTGATTCGTGGCGTGGCAAAGCACCTTCAGCGAGATATCATTTTGTTGAAATGATTACGGAGGGCGGACACAATATCAAAAGACCTCTGACTGATCTTGAAATTTTACAATTTCATCCCGACCTTACAAAAGAAAAGGTTGCCTCGCTCAGAGCGATATATGATTTGAACGCAAATACTCGACCATTCAAACAACCGATGCAAGTGAGTAGATCCGGTCTTTCTCAAAATGACAAGGACAGGATTAACTCAGAACTTGAGTCATTCTACAACACAGTCAAACGTGTCGCTCCGCTCATTATTCGTAATATTCCAACGTATGTTGCTGCCAGTCTAGACAATAGACCCGCAGCACTAATTGGTACATCCATCAAAACTGTTTCAATCAATCCACCGACTCGACCAGAGGTCGGTGATTTATGGTTTAACTCTGGTAAAGGTAAATACTTTGCCTATCTTGCAGATGGCAAGGCTAAATATTGGGTGGAGGTCTGATGTCTCTGTGTGTAGCGAGATATGGTGATGTTTGTGGTGGTCCAATTTTTGCCGGGGCAAGCACAGTCCTGACGAATGGATTACCAACAGCACAAATTTACAATCCTGTCGCTGGTCATGGTGATTGTCCTCACTGTGCGCCGGTGACGGTGGGTGCTTCCGGTACGGTATTCGCTGAAGGTCAGCCAGTCCATAGATTTTCCGATGCTTGTTCATGTGGTCACTCTACATCAACAGGCTCACCAAACGTATTCGCAGGAGGATAATATGTCATTGTTTGATCCACAATTGGTGAACACAAGTGGTTGCGAGTTGCCAACATTGCCGCTCACCCCACAACAAAATGAAATTTTACAAAAAGTAATTAGTGGTGAGTTTTTAAGAAGTCCACTTGAGGGTATCAATAATCTTGCCACAGAGACTATTGGAGGTTTGATTGACGAAGTGGGTAGTCTATCGCTTGGTCCGAATGCTGATCCCGATGGGGATAAGTTAGAGCGTATTCAAGAAATTTTATCGGGTGCTAGTGAAGAATTGACAAACATGGCTTTTCATGCCGATAGACTGGCGGGTGTTGACGCAAACCCGCAAAACATTCAAGGTCTTCAAGGCATTCAATCTATTGCGAGAACCTTCAATAATTTTAAAAACTCAATTGAGGGTGGGACGATTGGTGAGGATCTTGTTGATTATTACACACCTTTCTTTAGTAGTGTATTAGGACCGGGGACTACAAATTTTGAAATCATCAAGGGACTCTTAACTGGTGATTTTACTAATGCCTTAGTGAATGCACAAGCCGCCGGTATCGCAGATGCCGAAACGATTGATAATCTGTTGAGCATTTCAGAGAGCGTTGATCGAATTAGCGGAATATTGAGGGCAATTCGCCTAAGTGATGAAGAAGCCTTGGCTGGTGCTTTGGACTATCTTGCAAAAACAGGTCTTGGGTTCTCGGTGTTGGGAATGGCAGAAGATCCGTGTTTTAGCCAAAAAGTTTTACAAAATATCGTAAATCCAGACTTAAAGGGGTTACTCAATCTATAACAGATAGATAATAGGATGGCGTACTATACCACCAGAGATGTCGAAACTTCCCAAAAAGAATCTGTTAGATTCAGCGATATCGATTTAAATTTTGACTTAAATCCTATCACCAAAGACATCAACACTCTCAAAAATGAGGAGGCTGTGAAACGATCTGTTCGTAATATTGTTTTGACCAATTTTGGGGAGAAAAAGTTTCAACCATTTTTTGGTGGTGATGTCATCTCTCAACTGTTTGAAAGCATTACACCATTTACATCATTTGAGATGGAAAAAGCAATTTCAAAATCAATAATTAACAACGAACCCCGTGTCGAATCATTGGAGGTTAAGGCAATAACTAACAATGATACTAACTCTGTGAATGTAACGGTTCGTTTTACGCTTAAAAATTCACAGCAACCTGTGATTCTTTCGTTTACATTAGAGAGGACTAGGTAATGACCACGGAGAGAAAAGAACTATCAGTCAATCAACTTGACTATTTTGAGATTCGTCAAAACATTAAAAATTTTATGAAATCTCAAGAACAATTCTTGGACTATGATTTTGAGGGTTCGGGTCTATCAGTCCTTCTGGATGTTCTTTCATACGTCACACACTATCAAGGTATTTACAACAACCTTACTGCTAACGAGTTGTTTCTTGACACGGCACTCAAAAGATCATCGCTTGTTTCTCATGCCAAATCTTTAGGTTACGTCCCTCGATCAAGAAGTGCGCCTGTGGCAACTGTTGACATCACTTATGCAAATGCCGTTCCTACTATTCTTCCAGTGGGACAAGTGTTTACCACAAAAATTGGAAACAAAACATACAATTTTGTCAACACCGATTCTTACACACCCGTTGATGGGCAAACGCCTAACGTCCAAGATGTTGAGATTCGAGAGGGAGTTTTAAAAACTCTTACCTTTGTCACTCCAGATTCAAAACCCTATCAAAAGTTTAGAATCAAAGATGACTCGATTGATACAAAAACAATTAAAATTACTGTGACCAAATCTCCATCAAGTAACTCAGGCATCACAGATGTCTGGACACTTGGCACAAATGCTGTTACGATCAATGGTGAATCTTTGGCTTACTTTATTGAAGAGGATTACGACGGAGCCTACTCCATCGGATTCGGTGATGGGGTGATTGGTAAAAAACTTGAAGCAGGGAATGTGGTCACAGTCACATATCTCCAGACAAAAGGTGCGGAAGCCAACGATGCAGGTTCAACAGACACCACCCAAAACCCATCTTTCTTATACTCAAACAATACTGTCGTGGTCAAAAGTCAAGCGGCAGGTGGAGCGGAGAGGGAGAGCATCGCAAGCATTCGATTTAATGCTCCCAAGGCTTACGCGGCACAAAATAGAGCAATCACCACAAGTGACTTTGAAGCCTTGATCAACAATAACTTTTCAGGATTCCAGTCTGCTCTTGTTTATGGTGGTGAGTTTGCAACTCCGCCTGAGTTTGGAAAAGTCATTGTTGTTCTTAAACCAAACACTGCTACTTTAGTTCCATCAAGTTTGAAAAATTC